CACTGTTATGTGTGTAGCACATCCAAATATGGTCATGCTTGCTGTTCGTCTCTATATCGAGAACTAAGTCCACCTGTCACACCCCTCGTAAGTAGTTGTACCGCTCGTGTAAATGTCGTTCAAAAATAGGTTTGCCCGTCTCGTCATCAAATGGGACTTCTACCGTATTAAAAGTTGTGAAGTAATATTCTACACCTTCACTCTCTAAAGTAACATCAGGACTACGTACATCTTTAACAACGTAGTTACGCTCTGTCTTGAAGTCATAGAATTTATCACCACGATAGAAACTGTACAACCTCATTGTTTTACCATATTCAACTTCTTGCATCTCATTACCCTTGTTTAGTTCATTACTCAAGTTGCTCTCCACTCACGTTCTTTACGCCCACTAGCGGATAGCACTTCTTTCCCTGTTAGTTCTATAAGGCCAGCACGTTGCAACTCATGTAGCCGCCTAGCTACTTGTTGTTTATCTAATTCTACCAACTCCCATATGCCATCTTTGCCTAAGCTGCCATACTTTTTAAGACACGCCACAATTATCTTGTAGTGTTGTGATGAGAACTCGTTTACAGACTTAGCAGCTTCTTTGCTGGTTGTTGGGTCTGTTACTCTGGCTCTGGCAAATAAATCTGCTTGCATATCACTTCCCCTTGTTTAGTTCAATCTCGACTAGTTTCGCATACCCACCTACATCATGCCAACTGTCGTCATAGAATGGGTCGCCGTTAACAATACGTGCCAGCTTGTTTGCTATTAAATCCAAGCTCTCTTGCATATATGCCTCCATTCCATTCCAACTAGCACCCCCACGCAAGGTTTCTTTTAACTGTTGCGCTGTTGCCGCTACCTTCACATACTCACCATAGCGCCCTTCACGTTGGCCTAGTGTTTCTGTTATATCTTTAGTCATATTTTCTTCTTTAGTGTTGTCCTCACCATAAGCCATTGCCACTGCCACGAACTCTTCAAACTCTTCATCAGTCATAACTTTCCTTTGGTTCAGCACCTGACAACTCAGCCATCCTAGCCAACAAGTTGTTAAGTGGTTCTGTCATCATCGCCCTACAGCAACTAACAACAATTGGGTTGAACATCTTACCACCACTGCTCTCCTCTGTGCGGTTTAAGTATTTGTCAAAGAACTCTTTCACACACACTCGCAACTCATCGTCCCGCATTAAAGCAATGTTCTTTTCTAAGGTGGCTATGTCCTGCTCTGTCTCGTAGTCCTCTCTGGCAGTTCTGGCATCACGCTCTTCATCATTCATTTGTTAACTCCAAAGTAATCTTGTAACGTTTCAACCTGCTCATTGATACAGTTGTTATACTCAGAGGCAAACACATCACCTGTGTACATATCACCCCTGTAGTTTTCATCCATCAGTTCAATACATTTACTAACAATCACTTCAGCAAACTTCTCATGGTCAAAGTGTAACCTGCCATCTAGTTGCTTGTCCCAGCATATAGTTGCTAGGCGTTTGATATGTTCATTCAAAATAAAGCCTCCTGTGTGTTAGTTACAACGTTGCCCTGCCTAATCTTCTCAGCCAACTTAATCACCCATAGCGGCCTAGCCCCAAAAGGGTTGAGACACTTGCCTGTCTTGCTGCAATAACCATACTGTTCTAGTTTCATAATGTACCCTCAACTAAAATAAGCTAACCAGTTCAAACAGACAGGGGCTAATTCATATAGATAACTACTGTCGCACTCTATCTGCACCCATATCAACGTTGCTTCTGAGACATAGTAACACCCAACAGGGTCGCCAATGGCTTCAGTAATTGTAACCGTTGTCATTTTAGATTCATCCATAGCCCCACCTGTGCAAATGCATAACCAATCCAAATCATGCCGTTAGCTCCTTCACCTTTGTACCATTGTAAGATACCGACTGTCAGGTAACCAAGCCCAGTAGCGCCCACGATTACCTGCTCAATCATAAAGCCTCTTCCGTTATTAGTGCCGTCTCGCTCAGTATACCATTTTTCTGGTTATAAAGCAATCCAAACTTCATACCCGTAGCCCTGCCAGTAAACCGATCTTTAAGCACCCTGAACGTTGTGGTCTGCCGTTTAACTAAGTCTTCCTCTTGCTTGTTCCGCTCCAATCCGAACATATAGTGACTCCATCGTGCAATCGACCGACTACCAGTGAAGTGCTTTTCCATAACCCGACCCCCTTCTTCGTGTGCCTTACCCTCTGGTGTCGTCAGGTGGCTAATGAAGTGGATGATAATACCCAACTCCTGCGCCAACCCCGCCATGTCCGCCATGATGCCATCTAGTGCCCTACGCTCGTCATGCTCATTGGCTGATAGCGCCGTTAAGTGGTCAAGGTAAATATGGTCAATGTCGTATGCCTTGTTGAAGTACTTGATGATGCTCCTAATGGTCTTCCAATCCATAGACCCGAAATGCTCCATCATGTACAACTGGTCACGCTTTTCTAACCTATCAATGGAATCGACATACTGGTCTCTGCTCCATTCGCCATCAGGTATGTGATACAGCTTCTTATCCAGCTTACCCATCACACGCTGCGCCGTCTCCACTACGTTTTGCTCTAGATAGATAACACCCACCTTTATCTTTAGCACATCAATATCATAGGCTATCTGCTGGGTGAATATATCGGTTTTTCCCACTCCCACACCTGCTCCGAATCCAAAGAGTTCGCCTTTTCGCCGCCCATATGTTAACTCTGTCAGCGTTGGAAAGCACCACGGCACACCTGCTTCTGGCGGCTTTAGCAACCTGTCGCGAATGTCCTGCATGGTAACTATACCTTCAGGCTTGAATTGCTCTGCCGCCCACCATGACGATACAAATTGCGGTTCTAACCTTTGCATTAGATAATCACACGCATCTTTACAATCGTCTATGTGCTTCATCACCTTGGCTTTATTGCCAAACAATTCCGCCACTTCCGCCGCCGCCTTTCGTCCTGCTTCGTCAGAGTCAAATGATATAACCACACTATCAAAAGAATCAAGCCATTCAAAGTGTTCTTTACAATCCCCTAATGCACCCTGCGCACCTGTACGAACCGACACCACCGGATAATTACCTAACATCTGGTATGCCGCCAATGCATCGAATTCACCTTCGACAATAGTTACGAATTTACCGCCCTTCGTGAATAACTGTTGACCGAATAAAACCGACTTCTGCTTTTCACCTTCAAACCACATTTTCTTATCAACATTGCGAACCTTCTGACCTTGTTTGTCCCCCGTCTTGTTGTAATAGGGAAATATAGTCAAGTCATCGGTTTGCGTCACACCATATCGACTGGCTGCGTTAATGGATATTCTACGGTCTTTAAAACCCCCTACAAACGCATCAGAACGCTCTGTAACGCCCTTAACTACCTTGGTTGATAGGACAGGTAGGGTTTCACTGTTTGAGCCGTTCAGCGGCCTTGTGTACTTTCCGCACTTAAAACACTTGGTCGATGCATCAGTGTTGATTGTTAGTGCATCTGAACTGCCGCAATCGTTACATGGTTGATGTATTTTCTCATAACTCATTTATAACTCCCAGCTATTGTGTAACACTTCCATTGCCTCTTGTTCTTCAATGGTCAGCAGTCGAGATTGTTTTTCAGTATAGAGGGACGTTAGGAAATTTAACATACCCACTTGTTTAATTAACTCATGTGCATCATTAAGAGTTGCGTAAGTCATATACTCTTCATAGTCCTTATTAGTCATCTTTAGTTATTCCTTTATTGATTATATCTAAAGTCGTTATTATCTTCATAGTCTATATAGTCATAGAGAGCAATATTCGTGCCAAGTTCTAAGGTTACGTCATTTTCGCATGTATATTCGATACCTTCCATTAAAGATAGACAGGCAACACATGCATTCAGGAACAAACCAGTAGTAGCACTTTTAATTGTTAATTCAGCATCAGATAGTGTTGAATCACAGCATTCGCATTTCATATAGTTAATCCTCCATTAGTAATATGACCAAGCCCAAAATAACCGCAAAAACAATTGGTAATAACATATATATCCTTTTATAAGTCCAAGTCTTGAAATGTAACATCAAAGGCCAGACTATCGCCCATGCAGTTGAATGACTCTCTAATAGGCGCTAAAATAGCCTCTATCTCCACCATTGAGATTATTGATGTAATGGTAAGGGTAACGGCTGGAGGCGCTTGCATGACCCCATTTGCATAGCCCTTGACTGTTAAGTTATACGCCATCATTTTTAATATCCTTTACTTTAACTAATTTATACAATTGAACTTCATTGTCATATAGGTGATTATTATCGGCAATCCAGTCCAAAGCAAATTGTAAGCTATTGTAGGTTACGGCGACTATCCCACTACTGACGTGCACTACTTGATACATGAGACAATTTCCTTTGATTTAACCTTAACCCGTACAGCCCTAAAAACGCCTTTAGACAACAATTTACCATGTCTTAGGGGGTTAGTATGTATAAACAGATTAACAGCGTCAGCGGCTTCTAAAAGGCTTGTGTAGTTGTCCGGCGCTAGTCTGTGCCACCCGTGCTTGCTGTTTCGTATTTGTATGTAGTACATTAATCGTCCCCTTGCGAGAAAACGATTTGCTTTTCTAGCTCACTCAGCACCGAATCTGACAAGTAGGGCATAAGGTCGAGCGGGTCAGTGCCCCTATAAACCTCCTCAACCTCACACCAAATCTCGCCATCAAACGACTCGAACGAAAACACCACGCGCAGCTTATCGAGTTTTGAAAAACCCAAGCACATGACACCGTTAACTTTTTTATCTTTTATCATTTCATACCCCTTAATGTTATAGCTAACCCTTGCAAATCGTGCATGTCGTTTCCCGTGTGAGCGCCGTACAGGTAGCGTCTTAGCATTTGTTTGTTTTCCATTGTCAAGGTATCCAAACCCAGTGCATCTAGTAGCGCTTGGCCATGATAGCCGTTGCCTGATGCTAGAGCGTCCAGTTTGTCCGCTAGTTCATTCATAATACCCCCTTAGTAAGTGTATGTAAGGCAATCAAAATATTCGAGCAGGAGGCACACCGCACCCACCACAAAGACAGCATAGCCCAAGCCAGTTATTATTAATTGTCGCATGGGTTACACCTCAACGGTAGAGTTATTGAAACAGAAAGAGTAGCCCTTAGCGTCTGCACTGTCACCATATCGCATGTCTGATAAGTTCCAGTCTAAGTTGTTCTTTTCCACTAGTGCCTCAACTGCTTTAAAGTGGGCTGCAACGTCTCCGAATGCATAAGGGTAGCTGATGGTAGTGCTAAAGCCTTTGCGAGTGCCGTAGCTGGCTGTATATGCTTTGACGCGCTCACCTCTGGTGTTGGTGGCTTGTATGTACTTGGTATGAATTGCAATCATGATATACCTTATCTAGGTTAGAGTGGCAAAGTTGCCGTTAAAAGGTCATTATAAACCCTTATCAATAACCCCACTGTGTAGGGCTATTGTAAAGGCTTTTATATAAATGATAAATCTATAAACAACCAGCCGTTGACGGTTAACCATTCCTGATTGTCGGTGTCATAGGCTTTGAATCGGCTGTCTAAATCTACGTCTGGTTTAACAAGTAGGTAAAGCTCAATAATGCCGTCAGTGATGTGTGCGGTCTGTGTGTAACCTAGCCGTTGTGCGTGGTTGTCTGTATTTTGCATTGTCATGATATGTACCTGTCTAGGTTAGAGTGGCAATAGTGCCTGTAAGAGCTTATTTTAAACCCTTATCAATAACCCCATTGTACATAGGGCTATTGTAAGAGCTTAAACGTTTATAGCATCATATGCTTTGTCCCATTCTTCCATAAACGGGGTGCATGTGTAGTCGCTCACGGTTTCGTCTGCCTGCCCTTGATCGATTATCAAGGCCCAGCCGATCTCCTTGCCGTTTTCTTTTATACGCAGCTCTGATTCTTCCACACTGTCGATAGCGTCTTTGATGGCCTTGTAACTAGTGGAATTCTTAACTTGCCATTCTTCGCCGTCCCACACTGATATGGTGAGGTTCTTAGCTAGGCTGTACTTGATTAGGTGAAGGTGTGCTGTTTGCATGATATGTGCCTGTTTAGGTTAGAGGGTTTCAAGTAGTAAAAACAATACAATTATAGCGGCTAAGATAGCCACTACAGGGATAAGGGATAATAACATTATAATACCCAGTCAGTTGGTAGGCGGTCGCTTAGTGGTTTAACCAATGCAGTACGTGCCCTTATATGTTTGGCCGTCATCTCAGTGTCGCAGTGTTCAGCTACATCACCTAAGAGGTCAGCCAGTTTATGCCACTTCTGAGCACATGCCATGTCTTCGGTTTCTAGTGAGACGGCAAACTGTCTGGCTTCACGGGCGTTTGTGTAAGCGTTGTTTGCGATGTCGTGTGGTTGTTTGCTTTGCATGATATACCTGTCTTGGTTAGTAGGTCAGCGTGATTGCTTCCCATGTTGTTTATTATAGGCTTATGAATAAAAATATGTATATGTAAACCCTAAGTTGCAAGATAACAACACCAGCCTGATTGCCTAGCACAAACCATGCCAATCAATAATCGTGCCAAGCCATTAGCGGCCTTCTAAGCGGTTTAGACTGCTTACCCTACCTAACCCCTGCGAAATAGTTATCCCGCGTTTCAGTGGATATCTCACATGGTGGAATGACTTGTCCACAGCCTGTGCATAACTATGGTGTCTTGTATGTGACAGTTGGTTAGTCTTTGTTGCTGTATAGGCTACCGCATAGACTCACACACTTGGTTACACGATAGCTCAATTACTTGGTAACTAAGTTACATAGGCTGTGACTACTCTTATGTCTTATAGAAGACCACTCTTATGTCTTATAGAAGACTACTCTTATGTCTTATAGAAGACTGCCCAGCCTGTGGATAACTATTAACATGCACTATACTGCCTGTGGATAACCTGTGGATAACTATGGTGTCGATTCGCTACTACTTAGTGACAGGGGAGGGGGGAGGGGATTAGCTAGGCTGTATATTTGTAGTACCCGCCCAGATACAAAATAGGGCTATTATTGGAACTAATTAACCTACCTAGAACAAACACCTATATAGACTTAGAAGGTTGATTTAAAACAATAAAGGCGGCAACAAGGCCTAACCAATCAATAACCAATATTACTGAGGCTAACCTATCACCAGTCGATGTCGCCTACTTAGGGACGGTAGTTATAATCTTAAATACCCACTAAGAGTCGCATAGGTGACAATCTCGACTGGAGGTTATGACGATAAGGCATAAAAAAGTGAAGATAGTACTTGACATTTTAGCAAAAGTGTGGTATAATGATTGTTCTATATAGGTATGAAGGTGATAGGGTTTATTTAAATTATATCTGACGTTCATAGGTATATAGCCTATATAGTCTAATTAGGAGTCCCAGTAATGGATAAACCCGAACAACGTAAGAAGCCGGGTCGTCCCCGCAAGAGTGAGTTAGCAGCCGTGATGAAGAGATCGGTAGGTAGACCAAAGGGTGACGCAGCAGCCATAGAAGAGTTTAAGGCACGGTTATTAGCATCCCCCAAAAGTAAACAAGTTATTGACTCTATCTTGAATGCGGCTTTAGATGACGACCACAAGAATCAATCGGCAGCGTGGAAACTCCTCGTTGATAGAATGTTACCAATGTCTTATTTTGAAAAGGACAAAGCTGGTGGCAGTCGCCCTGCTGTCTCTATTACCATTAACGGTATCGGCAGCGGAGATAACCCCACGGTTATTGACGATAATGGAGATGTTGAGGACGTACCCTATGAGTGAAAAAAGACGAGATGTTGAGAGGATGGTTAGAGACACAGGCTTACCCAAGGCGGCACAAATAGCTCTCTTGGCTAACATAGCAGTCGAAACCGGCAACTCCTTTGACCACAAACAACAACAGCGTGGCTCATCCGCCCCAGCCAAAGGGTTGTTACAATTTGACCCTAGTGGTAAGTTAAACGACTATAAGAAGTACCTAGACTTAAACTCATATATCGACAGCGCTCAAAACCAGATTAACTACTTCATGGATACCATCTATGGGGACAGTAAAAAAGAAATAGGTCACGGCAACGCTGCAAAGCTAAGAGATATAATCGAGACAGGTGATTACAAACAGGTAACACAAGCCCTCACTGACATGTGGTTCAAGCCGGGTAAGCCGCACATGGAACGCAGAATGGATGAAGCCTACGGGTTTGCACTCCAAGATCAGAACGAAACCAACCGCAGGACAAGGGAGTTATCTCAACAACCTGTGGACTTAAACAAAACTGGATTCGAGCCTACCATATGATACCTTTATTAACTACGCTTGTCCAGATAGGCGGTAACTGGCTAGATAACAAACAGAAGGTGGCACAGGCTAAGACAGATGCCGAGATTACCACCATCAAGGCACAAGCCGACAGACAGGCCAGCGCACAAGATCAGAACTACGATCTCGACCGCCTAGCTATGGAAAACATGTCTAAGAGTTGGAAGGATGAGGTTATTCTTGCCGTCTTCCTAGCCCCAATGATAATGGCTTTCATTCCCGGCTTTGAGTTATATGCCTTAGCTGGGTTTGGTGTTATGGCTCAGATGCCGCAATGGTATCAGTATACAATTATTGGTATGGTCGTTGTCATATATGGTCTACGTGGCCTATTAGAAAAAGTGTTAGCAAAGAAAGGGTTTTAAATGAAACTCAGTAATAATTTTAGTTTGAGTGAATTCACCTCTTCACCTACAGCAGACCGACTAGGGATTGACAACACCCCTGACAAAGAAGCAACCGATAACCTACAGGAGCTAGTAACCTTTGTGTTGCAGCCCCTACGTGACCGCTTTGGCTCTATTACCATCTCCAGTGGCTACCGCAGCCCTGAGCTAAACAAAGCCATTGGCGGGTCTACTACAAGCGACCATTGCCTTGGTTGTGCTGCCGACTTTGAAGTGCAGTCTCAAGACAATAGGGTAATGGCTCAGTGGATTGCAAATAACTTAGACTTTAAGCAACTCATCTTAGAATTCTACCATGTAGGTGATATGCACAGCGGCTGGATTCATTGCTCCTACAAACAAGGCAGCAATAATAAACAAAAGTTAAATGCCCTGAAGGATGGCAAGAAGACCATCTACACTGAAGGTAAGTGGTAATGGCAGAGTTAAACATCGACCTCCTCCCTTGGCAACAGACAGTCTGGAATGACACCACACGATTTAAAGTGGTTGCAGCCGGTCGCCGTACAGGAAAAAGTAGGTTGGCAGCATACCTCCTAATAGTGAGGGCATTGCAAAGCCAAAAGGGACAAGTGTTCTACGTTGCTCCTACACAGGGTCAAGCTAGAGACATTATGTGGCAAACCATCCTAGAGGTTGGGCATAGTGTTATTGTCAGTAGCCACGTTAATAACCTCCAGTTCAAATTGATTAACGGCTCTATGATAAGCCTGAAGGGTGCTGACCGACCAGAGACTATGCGAGGTGTGTCCTTGAAGTTTTTGGTTATGGACGAGTATGCCGACATGAAGCCAGAGGTCTGGGAGCAAATCCTACGACCTGCACTGGCTGACTTGAAGGGTGATGCCTTGTTTATTGGTACACCGATGGGACGCAATCATTTCTATGACTTGTATCAGCATGGGATGTCAGGTGATGACCCAACCTTTGCTGGCTTTCACTTCACCTCCTTTGATAACCCCCTACTTGACCCTGAAGAGATTAATGCTGCTAAAACCAGTATGTCATCCTTTGCATTCCGTCAAGAATTCTTAGCCTCCTTTGAGGCTGCGGGTGGTGAGTTGTTTAACGAAAAGTGGATTAAGTTCGACAAGAAAGCACCAAAAGAGGGCGAGTATTACATTGCCTGTGACTTGGCTGGCTTTGAAGAAGAAGGCAGTAAGGGTGTTAAGAACAAGAGGCTGGACAACACAGCCATTGCCATTGTTAAAGCAAACGAAGACGGCTGGTATGTAGAGAACATCATATACGGACGCTGGGATGTACGAGAGACAGCCAAGAAGATATTCGATGCTGTTAAGAAGTATGAGCCGGTGGCAGTCGGGATTGAAAGAGGTATTGCTAAACAAGCGGTGATGCCTTATCTGTCAGACGTTATGAAGCGGACTCAGACATTCTTTCGGGTTGATGAGTTAACTCACGGTAACAAGAAGAAGACTGATCGTATTGTTTGGTCGTTGCAAGGTCGTTTCGAGAATGGCTACGTTACGTTAAACAAGGGCGACTGGAATGCTGAGTTCTTAGACCAACTATTTCAATTCCCCAACAAGTTAGTACATGACGATTTAATTGACGCACTCTCATATGTTGAACAACTGGCTAAAGTAGCTTATGTGTTTGATTTTGAGGAAGATGACTACGAACCTATGGACGCTACGGCAGGATATTAATATGTATAAAAAAGATAAGCAGTATATAAAGCAGACAGCCGAAAGTTGGGTCATTGATAAGGCCGACCAATGGCGCGACCACTACTCTAGTAACTACGAACAGAAGTTTGATGAATACTACCGTCTGTGGCGTGGTATTTGGGCTGCTGAAGACAAGATTCGTGAGAGTGAGCGGTCGCAATTAATCTCTCCTGCCCTCCAGCAAGCCGTTGAGAGTTCAGTAGCGGAGATTGAAGAGGCAACCTTTGGGCGTGGTAAGTGGTTTGACATTAAAGATGACCACAAAGACCCCGATAGCAAAGACATTGCCTACCTACGTGAGCAACTATCAGAGGACTTTAACTTTACTAAGACCCGCAAGGCCGTTGGTGAGGTTCTAATCAACGCTGCCGTGTATGGAACGGGTATGGCTGAGTTGGTTATCGAAGAAGTTAACGAGATGAAGCCAGCAACGCAACCTATTATGGAAGGTGCAATGCAAGCAGTCGGAGTTACCGTTGAATCTCGTGTTGTAGTTAAGCTGCGACCTGTTCAACCACAGAACTTCTTGATTGACCCAGTAGCCTCCACCATTGAAGATGCTTTAGGTATCATTATTGATGAGTTTGTACCCCGTCATCAGGTTCAAATGGGTATTGATTCCGGTATCTACAAGGATGTTGAGCTAGAAGACGCTGCAACCGACACAGATATTGAACCCGACAAAGAGTTAAGCACCTACGATGACGACAAGGTGCGTTTAACCAAGTATTATGGCCTAATCCCCCGTCACATCTACACAGCTACGTTAAAAGAGTTCTCAAAGGACGAAGATGACGAAGATGACCTAGACAGCGAGATTGACCCAGAGACCGATGAGGACGAAGAAGAAGAAAAGGGCTACGTTGAAGTAATCATTGTTATTGCTAACGAAGGCCAACTGCTCAAGATCGAAGAAAACCCCTACATGATGCAAGACCGTCCTGTTGTGGCTTTTCCTTGGGACGTTGTACCCGGCAGGTTTTGGGGTCGTGGAGTCTGTGAGAAGGGCTACAACAGCCAGAAAGCACTTGATGCAGAGCTACGTGCCCGTATCGATGCTTTGGCGCTCACAGTCCATCCTATGATGGCTATGGACGCTACTCGTATGCCTCGTGGTGCTAAGTTGGAGATTCGTCCCGGCAAGACCATCCTGACTAACGGCAACCCTGCTGAAATCTTGCAACCATTCAAGTTTGGTAACCTAGATCAAGTCTCCTTTGCCCAAGCTGCTGAGTTGCAGAAGATGGTGCAAATGGCTACAGGCGCTATTGACGCTGCTGGTATCCCCGGCTCTATTAATGGTGAGGCTGCTGCCGGTGCGGTATCAATGTCTTTAGGTGCAATCATTAAACGTCACAAGCGTACCTTGGTTAACTTCCAAGAGAGCTTCCTGATACCAATGATTGAGAAGACGGCGTGGCGTTACATGCAGTTTGACCCAGATAACTATCCTGTGTCTGATTACAAGTTTGTGCCTTCATCCTCACTTGGTGTTATTGCCCGTGAATACGAAGTAACCCAACTTGTACAACTGTTGCAGACATTAGGCCAAGATAGCCCTATGTACCCAATGCTGGTATCTAGCGTTATTGACAACATGGGCCTAACAAACCGTGAAGAGTTGATGGAGCAGTTGAAGCAAATAAACCAGCCACAACCTGAACAGCAACAGATGCAACAAGCTCAACAGCAGATGCAGATGGCAACGGTACAAGCTCAATTGCAATTGCTACAAGCTCAAATCGCTAAGACTAATGCAGAAGCTCAAGAAACGCAAGTGGATACGCAAATTGCACCACAGATTGCTCAGGCTAAATTGGTAGCGGCTTTGTCTAATAACTTAGATACAGGCGGTGGCGATGAGAAAGCAATGGAGCAACGCTTCAGGATGGCTGAGTTGTTGTTGAAGAAAGAAGACATCGACAGCAATGAGCGAATTGCCACAATGCAGATGCAAAACAAAGCAAAGCCCGGAATGCACAGAATGCCTGACGGTAGCATGATGGCTAATAATGACATGTAATTAGACAGCCTTAGGGCCGTTAGCACTCCGGGGGTAGTGTGTCGAAAACCCCCACCTTTTGCAAGAAAACACTTGACAAAATTGCAGAAGTGTGGTATAATAGCAACATCTCTCCTAACAACGAAAGGAAAAAGAGATGAACCAAGAAGACAAAGATTTACAAGATTATTACGAGAATTTGTTAGAACTGTTTACCACTGCTGGCTGGAAACAATATGTAGAAGATATTACCGACAATCAGGAAATGCTTCAGGATATTACAACAATCGCAGATGAGAAACAATTCTGGCATAGGCGCGGTCAACTCGAAGCGGTAACACGAATCCTACAGTACGAAACCTCAATTAAAAACAGCTATGAGGATTTTACGGAGGACTCTGATGCCTAAACGTATATACGAGTTTGTCTGCCCAAGCGACCACCTTACCGATGCATATATTGACTCCGAACTCCGGATAACCAATTGTAAGGTATGTGGTCAACCTGCTAATCGCATAGTTAGCACTCCTATGGTCAAACTTGAGGGCGTGACCGGAGATTTTCCCGGCGCACATGCGCAATGGGAACGGAAGCGAAACGAAAAGATTAAAGCAGAGAAGAAGTACAGCCCCACCGAATAGGTATAAGGGCTATTTTAATTTCCACAATACATTCTATGTACGGAGAAAACATGGCAACATTTTTAGACGAGGGTGATGACCTTCAACCAGACGAATTCAGCTCAATTGATGAGGAACAAGAGGTAGAGACCCCTGAAGAGGAAACTTCTCAACCCCCTGAAGACGATGACATACCTGAAAAGTATAGGAACAAGAGCGTAAAAGACATTGTTCGTATGCACCAAGAAGCTGAAAGAGCTATGGGCAAGCAGGGTAGTGAAGTCGGTGAATTACGCCGTGTGGTTGATGATTTTGTCAAATCTCAAACCGTCAACAAAGCCCCCGATGTCGAAGAGGAACTAGATTTCTTCTCAGACCCAGATAAAGCCATTGCACGGGCTATCGATAAACATCCGAAGATTAAGCAAGCTGAACAATATACAGCGCAAATGGCAAAGGCGGAAGCCCTCGCTAACCTCAAGCAATCTCACCCTGATTACCAAGAAGTGTTGCAAGACGCTGGGTTTGGAGAGTGGATTACAAAGAGCAATGTGCGTAAGGAATTGTTTCAACGGGCAGATCAACGGTATGACTTTGATGCAGCACATGAGTTACTGTCAACTTGGAAAGAAAGAACACAAGTTGTTAATAACACAGTGAAGGCAGAAAAGGCTACACGATCAAATGCAATACGAGCCGCCTCAACAGGTAGTTCAACAGGTTCTGGCGAGAGTCTCAAGAAAACATACCGCCGCGCTGACATCATTGATCTCATGCAAAGAAATCCTGACCGTTATCAAGCATTACAACCTGAAATTATGGCTGCATATGCTGAGGGTCGGGTAAAGTAAAGTAAAATTTTTAAACTAAAAGGAAATTAAAATGGCCTATCCTACCCCCCAAGTCACCAAAGCAACTGGTGCTGTATTTATCCCTGAAATCTGGTCTGACGAAGTTATTGCTGCTTACAAGCAAAACCTAGTTATGGCTAACCTTGTCTCCAAGATGTCCTTCAAGGGCAAAAAAGGTGACACATTGCACATTCCAAAGCCAACCCGTGGTACTGCTTCTGCTAAAGCTGCATCTACTGCTGTTACTTTGATTGCTGCTACTGAGAGCGAAGTGCAAGTTGTTATCAACCAACACTTTGAATACTCACGTTTCATTGAAGACATTGCTGAAGTTCAAGCCTTGTCATCTATGCGCCGTTTCTACACTTCTGACGCTGGCTACGCTTTGGGCAAGCAAGTTGATACCTCTATCATTGAATTAGGCGCAGGTCTACAAGGTGGTGACGGTACTACTGCTTACACTGGCGCTGTGTTGGCTGGTGATGGTGCTACTCCTTACGTTGCTGGCACTACTGCTGGTACTGCATTGACTGACGCTGGTATTCGCAAGATGATTCAGAAGTTGGACGATGCTGATGTGCCAATGGACGGTCGTTCTATTGTATTGCCACCTGTAGGCCGTAACGTGATGATGGGTATCGCCCGTTTCACTGAGCAAGCCTTTGTTGGTGACACTGGTTCAGGTAACACTATCCATAACGGTCGCATTGGCGATGTATATGGCATGATGGTTTACGTGTCTACCAACGCTGCTACCTCTTCTACTGTAACTGACCGCATTGGTTTGATGTTCCACAAAGAAGCCTTTGTTTTTGCAGAGCAGATGGGCGTTCGCTCACAGACTCAGTACAAGCAAGACTACTTGGCTACATTGTACACTGCTGACACGTTGTACGGTGTTAAAGAGTTGCGTGATGACGCTGGTGTTGCTTTCGCGATGCTTGGTTAATAGCTAGACTGGGGACTCTTTAGGGAGTCCCCTTTCATGTTTGTAGAGTTTATTTACAAAAGTGAATTCCACAAACAAGGAGAATATATGGTTGAATTTATGTGTAAGCAGGGTGGTTCTATAGTTACTTTTGCTTTAGATTATGATATTGAACAGATGAGAAAACATCCTGACTTTGTAGAAGTAATTCAACCTAAAGAGAAGAAACCTGTAGTTAAGAAACCAACAAAGGAATGACATGGCAATTTATCGTGGAATAGGCGGCGCAGGAGATAGCACTACAGATGCAACTGTAACCGCTGTAACAGCCCAAGCAGTAATTGCAGTCAACGCAGCGGCAGGGGCTGCTCTTAGCGTCTCAAACTCAGCAACCAATGCAAGTAACTCAGGCATTAGCGCCACTGCCTCAGCCAATAGCGCCACCGCATCAGCCAATAGCGCCACTACATCAGCTAACAGCGCCGCCACTTCAGCAAGCAGCGCCGCCCAATCAGCAGCTTCTTACGACTCCTTTGATGATCGTTACTTAGGCGCTAAAGCTACAGCACCTACAACGGACAATGACGGTGGTGTGTTAATTGTTGGTGCTTTGTACTTTAACACAGTAGATTTGTTAATGAAGGTGTGGGGCGGTTCTGTTTGGATTAACTCATACGCTTCTTTGTCAGGTGTCCTAATAGACATTAACAACCTTAGTGACTTAGACAATGCAGCAACTGCCCGTACTAACTTAGGATTGGGTACAGCGGCTACTACAGCGGCTACAGCCTATGCTACAGCGGCTCAAGGTACACTGGCTGACTCAGCTACTCAACCAGCAGATTTAGCGACTGTAGCCACTTCTGGTAGTTATACTGATTTAACAAGTACGCCTACATTGGGAACGGCAGCGGCAACTGCTTCAACTGACTATGCTACGGCGGCTCAAGGCTCTACGGCAGACTCAGCTACACAACCTGCTGACTTATCGGCTGCTATTCTTGTTGCTGTACCGGCTCAGACAGGTAACAGTGGTGAGTTTCTAACAACTAATGGTACTGTTACTTCATGGGCCACGGTGGATGCTCTACCTGACCAAACTGGAAATAGCGGTGAATATCTAACAACTGATGGCACTGTGGCTTCATGGGCAGTGCTGGACTTAACAACTAAAGCAGATGTGGGTGGTGCAAACGCTACCGGCACTTGGCCTATTGCAGTGACTAACGGACTTATTAACACATCGACCATTGACGGAGGAACTTATTAATGGCAAATACAATTATTCTCAAAAACAGTTCAACAGCCTCTGCTGTTCCCGTAGCTGGTGACTTAACGGCGGGTGAGTTAGCTGTTAACACTGCCGACCGTAAGTTATTTACAAAAACCGTAGGAGGTGTTGTAGTTCAAGTGGGTGGTGGTGCAACAGGTACAGGTGCTGACGATGTATTTTACGAGAACACACCAACCGTGACTGCTGATTACACTATTACCACCGGCAAGAATGCGATGACAACAGGGCCATTGACAGTTAACTCTGGCATCACTGTTACCGTTCCTACCGGCTCTCGATTAGTTATACTTTAAGGAAAGAACATGAGTATTATATTAAACGGTACGACAGGGATTACAACCCCCGACATTACCTCTAGCGGCTCTTTAAACATTGACGCAAGCGCACCTGATGACAGCTTGGTGGTTAATAGCTCAGGCAACGTGGGAATTGGGACGAGTTCGCCGGGGTACAGGTTAGAAGTAGTCAAATCCAACCCCTCAAGCACGGGAGCGATTGCTCGTTTCTTTCATGGGCCAGCTTCAAACCGTTCTATTGAGTTTGGTGTAGCAGATTCTGGGTCGTTCCCTACCTATATTCAAAGTAGGGGAGTCGGGTCTGCAACAGTTGACTTATCTTTACAACAAGACGGCGGCAACTTGCTGGTGGGGACTACGAGTGTTATTTCGTTGGGCAAGATAAGTACCGCCTTTGATGGCTCTGTGGCTTACGGAGCAACATATAAAACAACTTACGGATTTCTTGGCTCTACTTTTGTAGCGTTTGTGAACTCAGCAGGAAGTGTTCAAGGTTCTATTTACGCAAACGCAACCAGTTCTGTTCAATATCTGACATCTTCAGACTATCGTTTAAAAGAGAATATAGCCCCAATGACGGGGGCTTTGGCTAAAGTTTCTGCATTAAAACCTGTCACATATAACTGGAAGGTTGACGGTTCATCTAGTCAAGGCTTTATTGCTCATGAGTTAGCTGAAGTTTCACCAGAGTGTGTGGGCGGCGAGAAAGACGCTGTAGACGCTGACGGTAATCCAAAGTACCAAGGCGTTGACACCAGCTTCTTGGTTGCTACATTAACCGCAGCAATCCAAGAGCAGCAAGTACTTATAACTCAGCAAGCCGCTGCAATTGATGATTTAACAGCACGAGTAAGTGCATTGGAGGCCAAATGAGTAATATAGCAATTAAGGGTGCGGCGACAGGGAGTGGAACATTCACCCTTGAAGCGCCAGCCACCAGTACAAATAGGACGTTGTCACTTCCTGACGAGGCTGGGACAATCCTGACTACGGCTACGGCTGGTGTGCCTATAAATGGCCCAGCTTTTAGTGCTTATGGTAGTGCAACTCAATCTCTTGGGACAAGTGTAACAACAAAAGTGATTCTTAACACAGAAGAATTTGACACTAACAGTGATTTTGACAGCGCTACAAACTACCGATTCACCCCAACAGTTGCTGGATATTATCAATTGACTTCAACCATGTTTTTTGCGGGTGGTGGAGCAGGTGGAGTAGGGGCGTTGTATATATATAAAAACGGCGTGTTATTTAAACAAATAAGTTCACCGTTTATTAGTGGTAGTAATTTGTTTCCGATTTTGTCTTCTTTAGTTTATGCAAATGGCTCAACAGATTATTTTGAGGTTTATCTGTATCAAAATTCAGGAACTACACGGGCGTGTGGAAGTAATAGTGCTTCTTTCTTTTTTGCTGGTTGTTTAGTAAGGAGCGCAACATGAGTTTATACGACAAAGTAATGGCTCTTTACCCAGAGCTGACCCAGCAAGACTTTATGACCACCATCCGCTTGCAAAACGACAGCGATGGCAAGGGTGATTACATAGCAGCTTGGGAACATCCAACATTAGCCAAGCCAACTGCGGAGCAATTAGCATGACAACAGCATATAGCGGAGATGGCATAACATTTCCAGACAATTCGGTGCAAGCTACAGCGCCACGGGTGGGCATGGTTAACCGGATAATCAATGGAGATATGCGGATAGACCAAAGGAACGCTGGGGCTGCGGTAACTGCTAATGCTAGTTACCCAGTAGATAGATGGATTGTTTACTCACCCGCTGGTTCTTTTTCCGCACAGAAAAGCACAAGTATTATTCCTGAATCACATACAAACTCTTTAGGATTTACTGTTGTAAGTGCGGGATCACCTTCAGGGGGGCAAGGGGCAAACCTTGGACAATACATTGAAGGGTTTAATGTTTCTGATTTAGGTTGGGGCAGTGCCTCCGCTAAAACAGTTACGGTTTCTTTTTGGGTTAGAGCAAGCATAGCTGGGACATATTGTTTTGCCGTTCAAAATAATGCAGTAGATAGATCATATGTTAGCGAATATACTGTCTCATCTGCAAACATTTGGCAGCAAGTTAACGTAACTATTGCTGGTGATACAACAGGAACTTGGTTAACTACAAACGGTGCTGGTTTAAAGTTGTGGTGGGATTTTAATTCAGGCTCTGATAATTCAACAGGTAGTGCGGATACTTGGTTAGCTGGTGGCAAGAAAAGAACTACAAATCAAACTAATCTAGTCGGCACATCTGGAGCAACCTTCTACATCACAGGAGTGCAGCTAGAAAAAGGCTCAACCGCCACAGATTTTGAATACGTGGATTATTCACGGCAGTTGCAGATGTGTCAACGGTATACAACTTTAATCGGTAACTATTCTTCTAGCGGTGGTATTTCTGTTGCAAATGGCTCTTGTAATGGTGGTTCTGCCGTTTGGAGAGCTAGAGTTCCAATGCAAGTTCCAATGAGAGCAAATCCAACAGTAACCTTTACAAATCTTGTTGCTGGAGTTCCCGGAAGCGGGACTCAAACTGTAACTGCTATTGGTGCTACTTATATGACTGCTAGTTTAAATGCTCTAGAGTTGGACTTTAATACAGGTGGCACAGTAGGCTCAGTCGGGCAAACAGGAAGTATTTTCACAAATAGTGGAGGTTCTGCCTCTTATTTATTAGTAAATGCGGAGTTATAAATGTATAAATTATCTAAAAATTCAAACGGTGACGTAGCAAATGTAATCCGTCTATTAGACAATGCTTGCATCCCATACGCCCCCGACAACACCGACTACCAAGTTTACTTAGAGTGGCTGGCAAAAGGTAATGAACCAGAGGCTGCTGATGTATGAACTCCATAGACCCAATTGAATATGGTAAGTTAATTGCCCAAGTAGATAACCTAACCTGTAAAGTTGAGAGTATGGAGTCTGACCTCAAGGCATTATTGGCCTTAGCTAATCAGTCTAAAGGTGGTTTCTGGATGGGGATGACGATAGCTGCCGTCTTGGGTGGTGCGTTAACATTAGTTATGAATTGGATTATTAAATGATTGCTGAACTCGCTATAGCCAACGCTGCCTTTGGGGTTATTAAAGAAACAATAGCCAATGGCGGCGATATAATGGCGGCGGGTTCACATATCTTTAAGTTCTTTGATTCTAAGTCGGAGTTGTCAAAGAAGGCTAATCAATCAGGGTCAGACTCTGAGGCTTTCTTTGCCCTTGAACAGATCAAGCAACATGAGGCTGCTATTCAAGAGATGTTTATATATCAAGGTCGAGCAGGTCTTTGGGATGATTGGTTACAGTTTCAAGTGGAAGCTCGTAGGAAAAGAGATGAAGTTGCCGCCGCTGAAGTAAGAAAACGATTAAAGACAAAAGAAAGGATAGCCAATGTTGTTAATACCGTGTTGGTTATTATACTTGTGTCCACCGGCCTATTCGCTGTTGGTGGTCTACTATGGGCTATTTACACTAAAGGACAATTCTAATGTTAAGAGAACTACCAGTGCGGAACATGCGTAAGATGAAGAACAAAAACAAGAAACCACCAAAGAAATAACTAAGGATATATTATGCCATCTAAAGGATTATACGCTAACATTAATGCAAAGAAGAAACGCATTGAGGGTGGCAGTAAAGAGAAGATGCGTAAAGTAGGCAGTAAGGGTGCTCCGACTGCTGACGCTTTTAAACAATCAGCTAAGACAGCCAAGCCTAAGAAATAACTGGATAACATATGAACTTTGATGACTATATTCAACAGTTGTTAGGCAATCGTAACCCCCAAGGCAATATGCTTACAGGGGTTTCAACTGCGCCTAACTTTTATAATCAAGCCCAGAATAACGATTACTATAACAACCCCTTTAGACGGCAAGATTCAATAGACGCTGCAATGGCTCAAAAGCTGGCAGATGAGCAAGCATTAGCCCAACAGTTAGGTCTTTCAAATGCTGGCGGTATGATGTCTGGTGGCGGTGGTGGTGACTCAGAAGTGTCATTAACTCCAGACCAGATTGCTTACTTTGATGCTGAGACGGGTATGGAACGGGATGCCCGTATGAATAACATATTTAATGGTATTGCTGCCCCCATAGCTGGTTTGTTAGGTGGCCCTATTGGTTACGGCCTTGCTGGTCTTATGCCCAATAATGCCCCTGTTTACAGTGGACGAGATGATTATAGCACCAGAAGCCCTGCCGCTATTCGTCAAGATATACAGTTACAACAATCTCTAATGGCAGATGAGCAACGTAAGCGGGAAGCTGCACAAGTTGCTATGGCTGCGGAACAAGCTAGGGCATCTGCTAACGCACAGGCACAAGCAAATGCAGCGGCTAATGCAGCGGCAATATCTTCCGCACAAAGCTCAGGGTACGCTCCTAGTGGTTTAGGTGGGGATTTAGGTACAGGAGCTTCAGATGCTGCTGGCTTTGGTGGTTACGGCGGTGTGTGGTAATGAAACACTCAATTGGACTTAGCCCTGTAGCGGCAACTCTTACAACCATCCTGACCGTCCCTGCTGGTTATAAAGCAGACGTAAGCACTTTGTTTATTAGTAATGCTACCGGTAATAACAAGCACTTTACAATCTATTGGCAACACGCTCACGATGCCACACATAAGGTATATATTGTTACTGAAGCTATCGTAGCGCCTAATAGTTATATCCAATACACAGATAGTTTGGTTATGCAAGCAGGGGACTCTTTACACTTTAACTCAGAAGCTGGTTCAGCGCCTTCTGTTATTGCCTCGTTTGACCTATATAAAGAAACCCCTATAGCCTTTTTTGGCAACGAATAATGCTTGACATTTTAGCACAACTGTGGTATAATAGCAACAAAGGAAACAAACAATGACCTATTTAGATATTGTAAATAAGGTGCTACGGCGCTTACGGGAAGGAGAGGCTACTACAGTTCAAGGGGCTGGTAACACTAACGCATATCCCCGTCTCATAGGTGACTATGTTAATGAAGCTAAATCACAGATAGAGACTGCTTACGATTGGAGCGCCCTACGTGATACCTTAACTCTAACTACAGCAAACAATACATTTAACTATGTGTTGGTAGGCTCAGAGAATAGTTTTAAGACGCTTGATGTTTGGAACGACACATCTAAGTTAGAGATGCGCTACCAGACCTCACATTGGTTTAACGAGCAATTCCTACCAAACAACCCAGCCAAAGGCGAACCCAACTATTACAACTACAACGGTGTGGATGCTAACGGTGACTCACAGGTTGACATTTACCCTATTCCCGATGGTGTGTACACTGTCCGCTTTAATGTAACTAAGCGTAAGCCAGAACTTTCAGCAGACACAGACACAGTAGTTATTCCTGTCCGACCCATCATATTGTTAGCAGTCGCAATGGCGATTGAAGAGCGTGGTGAAGATGGTGGGCAACAAAGTGTTAATGCCTACATGATGGCTCAAAGCGCTATGTCCGATGAGATTGCTATGGACGCTGCCCGACATCCTGAAGACTCTATTTGGTATACCGTATGAAACAACTAACACCTGTCTCCATTGTAGCCCCCGGCTTTTTCGGGTTGAATACACAAGAGAGTAGTGTTACTGTTTCCTCCAACTATGCCCTCGTAGCTGATAACTGCACCATCGACAAATACGGTAGATTAGGTGCTCGTAAAGGCTGGACAATGCAAACCGTAACAGGTTCATCTGTTTTAAGCAATCAGTATGTTGAGGGTATCTTTGAGCATGTGAATGCGGACAACACTACAGACATTTTAGTATCCGGCAACAACAAGATATTGTTACAAGAGACGGATAAAACACTAACAGACATAACTCCGGGTAGTTACACTATATCGGATAACAACTGGAAGAGTGCTACTATCTTTGACCACACATTGCTGGTTCAGAAGAGTCAAGCACCCTTAATCTTCACTAGAGAGAGTGGAGCACCTGTGTTACACCTTGAGAGCGATCATACGGCTCACGGTGGCCCTTACGCTCCTAGCTTTGGTACTAGTTACCCTAGAGATGCAATAGCCGCCTTTGGTCGCTTCTGGGTGCATGACGGCGACACAGTGTATTGGTCAACAGATATAGCTGACAGTACTTTCCCTGCCTTTGCTGGTGGGTCTAGCGGTACATTGAACATTGCATCTGTACTGCCTAAGAATGTGGATGTTATCACGGCGTTGGCTGTTCATAACAACTTTTTAATCATATTCTGCGAACGTAACATTATTATTTATAGTGGTGCGGATAACCCTTTAGGTAACTTTGTTTTAGCAGACGTTATAGTTGGTGTTGGCTGTATTGCTCGTGACAGCTTACAGAGCACAGGTGGTGACTTGTTGTTCTTGTCTGGCACTGGTATCCGCAGTCTAGGTCGTTTGATTCAAGAGAAGTCTTTGCCAATGCGTGACTTAACACGTAACGTAAGGGATGACTTCTTAGACATTATGAATACTGAGATTGTTAGCAATGGCAACTTAGATAAAGTACGTAGTGTTTACTCTGAGGACAACGCCTTCTACCTTATTTCATTTCCATCAGCGCAAACCATTTATTGTTTAGATATGCGGTCTCCACTGGAGGATGGTTCAGCAAGAGTTACAAACTGGCTAGGTAGTAAGGTTGCAGCATTCTTACGAACCAGAGACCGTGAAGTATTCTTAGGTAAGTCTAATGGTATTGGCGTGTATGCTGGCTACTCTGACAACGGCGCAAGTTACCGTATGAAATTCTTCTCCAACTTTATTGACATGGGGGATGTTACGGTTAAGAAGATACTGAAACGTATTAACGTAATTGCTATTGGTGGTAACGATCAATCCTTTGTTATTAAATCAGGTTACGACTATTTTGGCAGCACATTCTCTTATCCGTTTGTTATAGAAGCAGGGGATATATCTGAATACGGGATTGCTGAATATGGTATTGCTGAGTATGTGGCTGGGGTGTTAGTCGCTAAGATTAGTTCACCGGCACAAGGCAGTGGAGAAGTGGTTCAAATAGGCTTTGAGGCCAACGTTGCCGGTAAAGAATTAAGCGTCCAAAGAATAGATATATTTGTTAAAACAGGAAGGATTAACTAAATGAGTAACTATATAAAACTCACAGACTACGCCGCTAAGGATTCACTCCCTACAGGCAATGCAGGAAAGATTGTTAAAGGTGCGGAGATTGATGCTGAGTTTACTGAGCTACAAACGGTGTCGGCTACCAAAGCTAATTTAGCTTCACCTACCTTTACTGGTACGGTTACTATACCTACTATTGATGGCGCGTCTATCAATGGTGGCACTTACTAAGGAATTATTATGGCTTTTGCAGATTGGATGTCGTTAGGCGGTAATGTGTTTGGAGCAATTACCGCAAGAAACGCAGGTAAAGACGCAGCAGCGGCTAGTGCGGCGGCTGGGCAACAAGCGGCGGCAGCGGCAGAGTTTAAACCTTATTCTATAACATCAGGGTTTGGCACTGGCTACTTTGATACGAATAAGAATCAAGCAGGTTATGAGATTGACCCGGTACTTCAGGCTTTCCGTGACCAGATGTATGGCGGTTCAGCAGACTTCTTAGGGCAGGTTACCACTGACCCCAATGCAGCCGCACAGAACTACTATAACCAACAACAAGGCATCATGGCTGGTAGTCGTGAAGCAGAAGATATTGCCTTACGTAACCAACAGATGCAACAGGGTCGTATTGGTCTAGGGTTATCATCACAGGCAATGGGTGTAGGTGGCCCAGCAGGTATGGGTGGTGGCTACTTAAACCCCGGTCAATATTCACAGCAAGTAGCCCGTAACATGGCAGACCAGAACTTAGCTGCCCAGTCAATGCAAATGGCACAGGCTGACATCGACCGCAACATTGCTCGTGGTCAGGGTATGTTACAGACAGCCACAGGCTTAGAGCAACTGGCTATGACACCGCTTAGTATGGGTGCTGACATTGGAAGCCGTCAAGCTGTCTCTGGTGCTAATCAAGGTCAAGCATTGTTAGCCGGTGGTCAAGGTGCTGCTAATGCTAACTTAGCTTCTGGTTTAGGTATGGCAGGTATGTTCTCTAATGCAGGTAATGCATTTAAGCCGTACCAACCACCAAAAGCCTAACAAGATAAATGAAACACAGTATAAAAGGAGTTAACTAATGGCTGGCTTATTTGATTATCAATCTCCAGAGAATATGAGGGCTGCACGTTTACAACCACTATTGGTGTCGGGCGCTCAAATGGGTCAGCAGCCGTTGTTAAGTCAACTGGTGTCGCAGATGAGTAACGCTGGTGCTAACATTGGTGCTACTGGTGCTGGCATGTTAGGGCTGCAATTGCCGGAAGAGGCTCGTCAACAACAAGTGCAAGGCATAATGCAGGGTGTTGATTTAACTAGCGCAGAAGGGCTTATGGGGGCTTCTAAGAGGTTTTCAGAAGCAGGGTTTCCAGAGGAAGCACTTAAAACAAGCGAGCTTGCGCTGGCTCGTGCGCCTAAAAGCGATGTCAATGCCTCTTTATTAGCTAATTTTACCACGGACAGTGTTGCTGCATTTAACAAATCTAAAAATCCTGCTGAATTAGTTCGCTACACACCAGAAGAAAAGGCTAAAATTTCTGCATATGGGCAGCAGCTAGTAGATGAAGGTTTGAAAGTAGGGAGTCCTGAATACCAAGCAGTAATGCAAGCATACAACAAAGCGGCAATTACAGGAAAAGCAAAAGGTCAAAGCACTACAATAGAACTTCCGGGAGACGCTAAAGCTGTAGACATTCCTAAGTTTAGGTCTGATTTACAAAATACTGTAAAACCATATACACAGACTATTGATGCCGCTGATACTGTTATTGCTGCTATTGACTTAGGAATTGATGAAGGTAACTTTGTAGCAGCTAAAGGTGCTGCCGTAGCTTTAGTAAAGGCTTTCGGTGACGGGACTGTTAGTCGTATTGAAGCGGAAAAGAATGGAGCAGACCCCTCTATTATTGGTGGCGGTATTGATGCCATTAATAAGATGTTTACTGGAACTGCTTCTACCGATACAATGAAAAAGTTACGCAAAACAGCACAAGTCTTAAAAACGCTTAACACAGCTAAACGAAAGAAAGAATTGGATGTTCAAAGAGGCATTGCTAAAAGCTCTAAGATACCCGCTGATGCTGTTGACCTAATTTTCTCTGGTTTTGGTGAATCTGAAACAAAAAGAACAGTTGTTAATACCGGAACAATTACTGATGCGGCAGGTGTAGTTCGTAAAGTTGTTAAATACAGTGACGGGAGTGTAGAATATGCCAATTAATGCAGCAGACGTTCAGTGGGATAAACCATTAACTATTTCTGATAAAGATGTACAATGGGATGATGCACCTAAAGAAGAACCCCAAGTATCTACATTAGATTACTATATTGATCGTTTTAAGAAAGGTGTTTCTGGAACATTATCAATGTTTATGGAAGGCGCAGGTCAGGGTCAACTCTCTATGGGGGATGCGTTAACAAATAGAGAGCCTTTAGCTCCCCAAACAGGCGTGTCAGCAGCGCAGATGCAAAAAGAGTTTGCAGGTGTGAAGAATGTACCAGCACCCTCAACGGCAGATAGGTATATTGGTGGGGCTATTGAAGCAGTTGCTGACCCTCTTTCTTATATACAGCCGGGTGGTTTGTTAACTAAACTTGGTCTGACTGCTGTCGGTGGTTCGGCTGCTGAAGCTGGCGGTGATGCTGGTTCTTTTGCAGAACGGAAGATGCGTTCAGGTGAAGAATCTGGTGTTGGTCGGTTAGCTGGCTCTTTAGTCTTTGGTGTAGGTACTCCTGTAGCGGCTCAGATTTCTGGTGAAGCTACACGAGCACCTATTAATGTTGGAATGCAGTTGTGGAAGAAACACAAAGCTGTTCGCCTAGACCCCGGCGCTGCTGAAGACATGGTTGCTGCTGGTGCTGCTAAACGAATCTTAGAGCAAGCTGCCTCTGCGTCAGGTGCTGACAACATTGAAACATTGATGGCTGATATTTCTAAAGCATCTAAATATGTTACAGGAAAAGAAGCTCCTTTGTTAGTAGGTGCGTTAGATAACCCCGTCCTTCGTGATAAGTATATTAACCTAGTACGCACAAACCCTGAATTTAGGCAGCGTGTGGATGAAGAGTTAAAGAATATTGCTGTTGCGATTGACAATAAAACAGATAAGATATTTGGTTCTCGTTATGCTGCTCAAACTTTAGGTGAAGGTGTTAAAGTTAATAACGCCCGTAAGCAGATTCTGGAAATAGACAGTAGGATTGAAAAACTAACATCTCCTACAGTCACTGCTTCAGGTGTTGACATTTCTAGACCTATTTCATCTTTGATTGAACAAAAACGAAAGGTTGTTACTAAGGAATTAGGTGGCGAGTATGAAGCCTTAAAAGCTGAAGCAAGAAGTGCTGGCGTAGTGATGGATGCTGAAGCCACAAAAGACTTGTATAACTTTGTTGAGGGTAACAGACTACGTGACATATTTGGTAGGGGTACAGAGCCGGAGAAGAAGATTGCAGCTTTGTTATCTCCTCGTGTAACAGTCCGGGCTGATCTTGACCCTAACATTGTTGCGTTGGAAAAAGCGGCGGGGTTAGAATCAAAAATACCTAAGACTGAATCCTTTAAACCAATGACTTTTGACGATGTAGACAGTTTAAAACGACTTGTCAACGATAGGTTACGTGTTGTTAAAGACCCAGCACAGATAACCAAACTAGAAGATTTAAAGGGTATGTTATCTAGTGTACGTGAGCGTTACCTTCCTGAAAAGTATAACACCGCCTTAAAGGAGATTGATTCACAGTATTTTGAACGTATGGGTATTCCTTTCCGTAATGCTCAAGGTATTAAGGATATAGACTCCGTAAAATACGCTTCTCAAGTAGCTCCAACATTGTTAAAGAACAAAGACTCGTTATCTGACTTTTTAAACGTAGCTGGAGAACAAGGTAAAACTATTGCAACTACTGCTGTGTTGGCTAAAGCCTATACTGACACTGTAAAGGATGGCATCTTCAACACTGCTTCTTTAGCTAACTTTATTAAGAAAAACACTCAGAATGGTATCTTAAAACAAGTGCCTGAAGCTGAAGCAATGTTAAAATCAGCTTTACTAGATAGTAAGGTGTTGACACGATCTAAGAATTTGTTAAATAACCAAGCCCAACAAGCGGAAAAGCGTATTGCTGATAACTGGATAACGACAACTGATGAGCCTGACTTTAATTCCTTAACTACTAAGTTTATGAATGATGGTCGCGCTCGTGCTAAGATCATGAAGGACTTAAAGGACTTATCTCCTGAGTCTTCTAAAGCTGTTATGCAAAGTATTAGGGCTGAGATTGCTTTTAAAGCTAAAGGAAACGGTGACGGTGGATTAGCTTACTTAACTAACCCTACTAACAAAGCAGCTTTAAACACTGCTATGGGTGTAGGTTATCAGGAACGGTTGGCGAACATTGTTAAACTATCTGATGCTTTAAAATTAGCTAATGTGGACAACTTAACTGTTCAATTAACTAAATCTCAAACAGATGCTTTAGGTAACTTAGTTGGTGGTTTAGATATTCCATTTGTTGCTTCTACTTTAAGAGATCGTATTTCTTCTAATACACAGAAAGCAGTTAGACTATTATCTAGAATTAACGTGACATCTATTAATGCTAAAACAGATAAGCAATTGATGGAGTTATTCTTAGACCCTGATGGTATTAAAAAGTTATCAAAAGTAGCAAGCGATTTAAACTTTAAGATTAAGAATCCAATTGATTTAAAAAAGATTGTTGATACGTTTACAGATTCTTTACCAGCTAGGACATATATTAGTGTAATGGCTACAGAAGAACAAGAGCAACAACAACAACAACCGCCTGACGACAGTGACGGGCAAAGCAAGAGAGAACCTTATACAGTTGATATTGATGTGTCCCAAGAGCAGTTACGACAAAATGCTCAACGACTACAACAACAACAGTAACTAAAAAGCCCCTATGTATCACTACATAGGGGCTTTTCTTTTGCCTTTAATTCTAGAACATATCTAGGTCAAGCTCATGGAACGTCCCAAACAATATTTTAAAGAAGGGAATAGTTACCATCAGCCCCTCAAAGGCAGCGACATATGCCTCCGTCTCTCCTTCCTCATTCTCACTTTCTATAATGTAACAAGTACTATCACTGGACTCAATATCAAAGCCAAACCCTAACCGCATTGTTATATTAAACATTGCCATCCTCCCACTTCGTCTTAGCGATGATGTAGTTCTTAACCAAACTACTCCTCACAATGTCGTCAATGCCAAACTCAATCTCTGTGAACTCACCCATGTTACGCAATATCTGCAAGAAGTCAAGAAGCCCACTGCGGTCATCACGCTTTCTCAAGTCAACCTGCCTGTAGTCACCACACAAGAAGAACTTACTTGCATGGCCTATACGGGTAATAATGGTGTCCAACTCGTGCATAGTACAGTTTTGGCTCTCATCCAAGATAACGATGGCATTGTTAAACGTAGTGCCACGGATAAACGATGTAGACAAGAATTCAACATAACCTTGTTCTACCAATCTATCCCACGCATCCTTTCGTTTAAACATCTCCGCTGCTATCTGCTTGTACGGCTCAGTGAACATACTCATCTTTTCAGCGGCATCACCCGGCAAGTGTCCCATCTCACGACCCTGCACACTTGACCGGATAATAACTAACTTGGCATAAGGGTTAGTTCTGTCCATCACCTCCTCTAGTGCCTTGTAGAATGCTATGTATGTTTTACCCGTACCAGCCACACCGGACAAAGCACCAAAGTAATGACCTTGTTGATATGCGTCAAAGAACTCCTTCTGTTTGTCTGTCTTCGGCTGTACTGTCATCATATCATCCAGCCGCATCTTTAACCCATGTTGCGGTTTAACTGGTTCGGTTTCTACTAGTTGCTTCTTACGTGTTGCCATATATTTCCTTATGTTATTACTTAACAGAAGAGCCAACACAAGGTCTTTTACAACCTTGGTTAGCCCTCTTACCCCTTAACGAATTGGACAAGCGCCGGTAGCACAATCATCATCCAGTGTATCTGACACAGTAGTCTCATCTAACTCAAAATCAACAATGTTAGCTACATACTTATCAAACACCTCTTTGGTTACAACCTCCTGTGGCAAATATGGATAACCTAAGTCGGCAGCAGTCTTTGTTGGGTCATTGCGGAACAGGAAACTTACACCAACATAGTTATCCCAATTCTCCATTAACCAATCAACAATTACAGGCACTTCATCTGCATCATAACTAATGGTTGCTGACACATTTTGTTGACACCAGTTGGTCATTAACATCTTGTATCGCTCTAGTTGCTCAACGGCACTCTCAAGATTAACCTCCATATTGTTATGCACATCAAACTCGACTGTATCCCACTTAACTGGCAACGCAACTAACACACTTTCTTTATCAAATGGGTGGTCAAACACTTTGTAGCCAGAGCCACGCAGTTTAGGAACAACTAAATCAAACTTACTGAAGACCACATTGTTAATGATGTACTTACCTAATGGCTTGTGCACACCCTCAGTGGTATCCATAATCTTACTTAACGTACCGCTTGGCTTAACAGTGGTGATGTTCTTAGGACGAGGAGTTCCAAGTTCATCTGCCATCGCATAAGCTGCTGAAGTCGCTGTTCGCTGTAACTCTGCGTAGTCATAGGATTGCAGGTCAGGACGGGTAGCAATACCAGTTAAGCCTACACCACACAGACGCAAGAAGTCGTTATTCATGTGCCACGCCTCTTGCAAGATACCGTCTCTCAAATTCACACAGGTTTGGCGGTAGTTAGCACGAGCAGCAATTTCAACTGCACGGCGTAGACCAGCACTGTCCCCATGAAACTTATTCAAATCCACTTCAGTTAAGTTACAGAAACTCTTGTTACCCAGCAAAATCTCGACACATGGGTTACTACCTTTGAACCACGGAGCACGTTTAGTTGCTGCCTGTCCATTGATAAAGCCCGGTTCGCTACCTCCACTGGCAACCATCAAACCAAATATCTTCTCAAGCTCTGACTTCAACGGCTTAGTGTTAAACACCAAGGAGTTATTAGACTGGGCACGTTGCTCATTGGCAATCCAGAAGTCCTTCTTAGCAACAGCAAACTGTTCCCACTCATCCTCACCAAACGTAAACAGAGCAATCTCAGCACTACGGCGTGATGACAATACAGTACCCATCCAGTTAACCAAGTCTAGGATGTTCATACGGGTCAACAGAGACCCTGAGCGGCGATTAAGCAACTTATGGATAGCTGTATATGCCTTACACAATGAAGCGTCACCAGAGCTTATCCAGCCATATCCTGCGAGACGGTCACCAGCGGGACGTATCTCTGTGAAATCGAGTACAAGTTCACTGGCGGGAAACTTATGGGCAACCAACTTACCGATACTTTTGGCCCATGCTTCTGCACTGTCTCCAACTTTAATTGTCCACACTCCGGTTGCTGCATCAAATGTCTCCTCGTTATGTGCCACACCTCCTTTAGTGGTGCGCTCACTTCGCTTAATAGTTAACTTAGGGATTGGTTTCTGGTATCCAGTCAACTGACCAACAATGGGTCGGAAGCCTACACCACAGCCTTGCAGCAATAACCAAAGGGTATCCACGCAGTCCATCACTGTCTCTACGTTGGTGAAGCTACAGTTAAATTGGCTTGCCTCACGCTTTTTAGCCACCTCAGTGCCACCTAGCCACAATGTACGACCTGATGTTAATACCTTACGTTCCATCATAAGGGTGCGTAGTTCATCTAGTTCGCTATCCAAGGCAACAGGGCCAGCCTCAGCACGTTGCCACAGCCAACGCTGGTGACCAATAACACGGTCTACTGTCTGCTCCCAACTCTCAAAGCCTCCCTCTTCTAATGGACGGTTGTATGTGCGGCGTGTAATAACTTGTGCACGTAGGCTGGGTAAATTCTCAATTGTCATCAATGTTTTCCTCTAAATAGTCGGCTCGTTCTTCAATTAAATCATGGAATCGGTCAACAATGTCAGCGCTGTGTATATTCAACAACTCCAACAATGTTACCTCATCCATACGCTTCAGTTTATCATAAATATCAGGTAGTGTTAATGGCATTTGAAATAGTCAGGTAACTTCTGTTCATATTCTCTTAACCACGCCAAAACAGTTGGTGTATTCATCTTCTTCTTTAACTCCTCAAATGTAGCGCCTGTTACGGCAATGTCTTTCTTTGGGTTATAACCGCCTACAACCCCATAAACTGTGTACCTATGCTTGTGTTTAAGATTCGGTATTCCTAGCTTGTGCATGTTCCTGTGCCCTTTCTTTCCACTTTTTGTAATTCTTAGCTGCTTCTTGGGTTAGCCTCATTGCTAACTTTTTATCGTGCTGAAATACTTCAACAGCAAAGCGCTTGTCAATAACTAGTTTACCGTGTTTCAAGTGATACAGTTTAAGAACATCAGTTGGTCGCATACTTCTTCTCCAAATACTTCATTGACAAGAACATCTCATCAAACGCCCCATCTTCTACTTCGTTTAACATTACCAATCCCCGCCAATGACGGTTAGAAAGAATGTCCATGTAGTCTTCATCATGTAGATAGAACGACCCGGCTATGATACCACAGATTGGTTGTCCGTCTGCACGTTTACCATAGGCTACTTGTTTTCCTTGTTGGTGACCAGCAACGCAAGACATATGTAACTTATTAACAATGACAGTTGCAGAACTAGCGGGACGGCCCATAGCACCGACAGGCCAATAGTGACAGAAGCCGACACCACCGATAAAAATAGGTTTAAGAAATTCATGTACTTCCCAATCTTTGTCATAACCTAAGTCGGCAGTCGAGATGACTCCCTCTAACATAGGATTATTGTTAACTGCCCTGTTGATTCTATACTCATGGTTACCCATTGTTAAAACCATTCGCGGCTTGTATACTTTATGCTTTGTGTCCTTCTGTACTTTTTGAAGGTCTCGTAAAGGTTTAAGCATCTTTGCCATACCCATCTTCGCATATGAAATGTCATCCTTGTAACGTTTACCTTCAAAATACTTACTACCCACCTTATCGTGAGTGGACAGGGACGGCATATCTGCAAAGTCCCCAATGTTAACTATAACATCAGGACGATAATCACAGATGGCTTTCCCTGCCCATTCAAGGTGGTCAGTCTCTACGCCGGGTTTAACCTGACAGTCGGGAATGACCAGTATCTTCATTCTGCACCTTCATTCGCTCGTTCTTCTAGCATCATGTCTACATTCTCGTAAACACCAACGTAGCCACACTCATCTAAGAACATTGCAAACTGCCTAAGTACATCACCCCAGATAGCACCCTCTTCACATACGTAGAAGTGTTCATGGTTTGTGCTTCTATTCTCTTCGTTTGTTACTCGTTTAAACAAGAAGTTTTGTGATACATCTTTCATCTTAATCCTTAAAAAGTATTGGGAACTGCTGCTTTAACACAGCCTTACATTTGTCAGCCACATCTCTATGCTCTTTCTGGGTTGCTTCGTCACACCTGATGTCAATAAAGTGCATCCAGCTACGCAACGTCCCATTCATATACATACGACTCATTGTTAGACCCTCTGGCAGCACCTTACGTGCCACCTCCTTAGCTATGCCGTTATTCAAAGCAGCAGCGTAGATACCTTTGGTCTGAGCTAACAAACTGTTTTGCATCTCGTCCCACCACCGCTGGAGTTCTCTGTCCTCTGTCGGTAGGCTGTTCTGACGGTTCTTAGTATCCTGTAACCTCACCTCTGAAGTTTCGTAGTCAGTCGCAACCGCATATCGTTGACTAAACTCTTGAAAGCTAAAGCTGCGGTGTCGCAGGATTTGTCGGGCAATGTCTCTAGTACACTCAATCTCCATACACACGTTAGCCATCTCAAATGGACTCCAGTGTTTATTGTTCTTGAGGTAACCTAATAACTTCTCAATGCTAGGGTTATCTTGATTCTCTGGGTTACTGACACGAGCCATGTACGCAATTAAGCGTTCAGCGTCAGGTGTCGCCCATACAAGTTTAACATTCATTTCTTCTTCCTTTCTTTACGTTCTCGGTTCGTTTTATCTTTGTGGCACGGCTTGCACAGGAGTTGCATGTTAGGCTTAGGGCAGTGTAGACGCTCACTAAAGGTATCTAAACTTTCAAAGCCAACAACAGGGTCAACAACAGGGTCTATATGATCTACCTGTACGTCTCTAGCGATAAACAAGCCACCGCAAGAGACACATAAGTAATGTTCTGCCATCCTGCCTGTGTACTTGTTAACATGCTTTCCCATCTTACCTTCAGCAATTACCTCCCATTTAGGTGGAAAGCGTCTGAACCCTGCCCTTAGAGAAGATACAGCAAAGGCTTGAACCTGCGCCTTTGTCCACTCTTTAGGTTTTTTGTCGCTCATATTGGTATAACAGTTGGGCAAAGCCTTCTACAAATCGTTCATCATGGTTACGCTCACCCATTGTAAACATAATTGCATGGACTAGCTCGTGATAGAAAGTAACCTCAGTTGTTTGGCCTTCTAGCTTTTTGTTAATGATAATGCGACCCGTGTCAGGGTCTGTGTACCCTAATGCATCTGTCTCACTACGCACAACAATCCAGTCGAAACCAGCCAACTTAAACTTACTTAGGTGGTTGCCACATTTCATTTGCTGTCCTCCTTAACCATAATAGGCGGGCATTCTCTAGCACCCGTTCTTCGCCCAAACCCTCCACACAACACTGATATAGCTCTTGCTCCGTCACCAAGTCTGCCATCATCTTGTCTGCCGTCTTTGGCCCAACCCGATATATGCCCTTGATGTTGTCCGCTGAATCGCCCATCAGTATTTGTTTGTAGAAGAAACGCAACCCTTCTTCCGGCGTTACATACTTCTTTTCTTTCTTCACAAAATTGTAATGCCATGTTGGTACTTGTAGGAAATCCTTGTCTATACTAACAATAAGTGCTTCATCACCTAGCTCGGTAGCTCTTATTGCAATGTCGTCATCAGCCTCTTGGTCTTCGCTCATCTTTGCGCCCCAAGCTGTAACTAAATATTCACGTAACAAAGGCAGGTGGACTGGTTTAGCTTTGTTAGTCCTATTGCCCTTGTACGGAACAGTTACAGCAACATCGTTGCGAAAGTTAGTCTTACCAGTTAAGAACAGTTCGTATCCGTCCGTATCTAGTAAGTCATAAAGGAGGAGGTCTTCAATGAATAACGCCATTGTAGTTAGCGCATCACTTTCAGACTCCTCATTTGTTGCAAAGCCAACCCGATAACAAAGAATATCGCTATCGAGTAGGGCTATCACAGAATATCGTCTTCGTCAAACGCCATACCTTCAGCGCCCATTGGGATAAACTCTTTAAGGTCAGTGATTACCAACTTAGTAACACCAGCGCCTTTGCCCTTCTTACCCTTGAACGTCCAATCATATGTGTTAATCAAAGCCGCCGCCTTGCTGCCATTGCCAACAATAGTGCCGTTAAGCTGTGTACCACCGTCATCGAATGCAAAGATAGGCCGTGTGCTCTTGCAGGTAATGTAGTAGCCCTTGCCTTCCTTGTTCTTAACTTCCAAGCCTAGCCCTTCTAAACCCTTGATGGCTGGGTCTGACAGGTTACACAAGTCTACTTGAAACTTACCACTCATCTCGTTGGGTTTGTCCAAGTAAGCCCACATGATGTCTGCACGGATTTTGATTTGATCTGCCATTTTTAGTTACCTTTTAAGTCTGTTTAAGTTAAATACCATCGCTTGGGTCTTCTTCGGCAACTTCATAAAATGAATTAGTTGTTATCGCAAGAATATCCAAGACTTCCATCTCTGAGAGGTTATCGCTAAAGCTGAGGTACATCTCATCATTCTCCATAGAAATAACAATCATTGATTCTGCTGACTCAAGAATCTGACTTAAATCTTTATCGCTCATTTTCATCAATGTGTTTCTTTCCATGTGTTACCGATTTTATACTCACCGCTCGTTGGACAGCGTAGATTGTAATAAAGCCCAGCTTCTTTAATTGCTTCGACTCCCATTCTACCTACACGGTCTGCGTCCTCTTCTTCTACCTCTATCTGCCATTCATCATGCACATTAGCTACATAGTGAGCTTTTATTATACCACACTTTAGCTTTTTATGCAAGATAATTAACGCTCTTTTCATTAAGATAGCACCAGCGCCTTGCAACAAAGTATTTAGCGCTGAGTGTTCTGAACGTATCAATATCTCACGTCCATCTAGTCCTCTCATAAAGCCCAACCCTGCAAGTCGTGAGACCTTAGCCTTTAGTTTTTTCAATGCTGGTGTATTGTCAAGAAACTTTTGACTAAGTCTACCTCCTGCTATTTGACCACCCCCAATAATGCTACCAATCTTTTTATCACCTGCACCGTATAAGAATGCATAAATAAATGTCTTAGCTAAGTCTCTAGTGGCAAGCCCTGCTGCCTTCTGATTCATAGTGTGCACATCCGTCCCATCTTTACTGTTACCTTCCACTACCGTCTTAATGTAGGCTGGGTCACACATATAGTGGGCTAACATTCTCAATTCCAAGCCAGAAGCGTCAATCCCCACTAACTTGTTACCAGCATCTACCGTCCACAAGTCCCTACACTCTGGGCCATACTCACTACTAGAGTTGGGTATCTGCGCCATATTGGGACTCATATGCGACATACGCCCTGTAATTGCACCAA